CCCGAAGGCTACCAGCTAGTTGTCGGTGACCTGAGTCAGATCGAGCCGCGTGTGTTGGCTTGGCTGTCGGACTACACGGAGATGCTGGACATCTTCAAGGCGGGCGGTGATCCTTACGCTGCGTTTGGCGCACAGATGTTTAATATTCCCGGATTGAGCAAAGACAGTCACCCTGACCTGAGACAGTCAGCCAAGTCAGCACTGCTGGGCGCTGGCTATGGGCTGGGGTGGGCTGCGTTCGCAGCACAACTTCTTACAGGGTTCCTTGGTGCCCCGCCTGTACGGTACACACGGGATTTTGCAAAGAAGTTAGGAGTTAACCTAGCGTACATCGAGCGGTTCACTGACTGGGAAGACAACACCAAACGTCTTCTAGATATACCGCACACCTGTAGCGTACCCGAGCTACTCACCCATGCCGTCGCAGCGAAGGCGATCATCGACACCTACAGGCGCACAGCTTGGCCGGTGGTGTCCTTCTGGGACATGTGTGGTAGCTTGATCGAGAAATCGCTTGCAGACGGCGAGGAAGTGGTGTATAAATGCACTACGTTCAGGAAGAACGAGATCGTGCTGCCTAGTGGCATGAGCTTGCGCTACCCGAACCTTCGCCGAACGAAAGACGATAGTGGGAGGCCGCAGTGGGTGTACGGTCCAGAAGCCACGAAGTTGTACGCCGGCAAGATAACGAACAACGTTACGCAAGGGATAGCTCGCTGCGTGATGACGGACGGCATGCTTAGGGTGGCTAAGAAGTACCCGATAGCAGGCACAGTGCATGATGAGTTGATTGCTGTTGTGCCGGATGATGAGGTTGAGTTCGCTAAGACTTGGGTCTTAGCGCAGATGACTATGGAGCCGAAGTACTTACCCGGCATCCCATTGAACGCTGACGGTGGCGCACACCGTAGGTATGGTTTGGCGAAGGGTTGACTGTGATTATTCCTAAATGGTTTCAGGTGAAGGACGGCGCTGAGTGGTACAAGGTGATCAGCAAGCGCCACACACAACGTTCAGCCACGATGGGCTGGATTGATTTCCAAGCCAAGGTTGTGACGATAGCAACGCACGACAACGTAGTAGATAAGAAGTACAGCAACGCGGACAGGACATATGCGTTCTGGCACGAAGTTACACACGCCATCTTGTCCGACATGGGTAACAAACTTAATCACGACGAGAAGTTTGTTACCGATTTCTCGCGGCGACTTGCCGCTGTAGTTAACTCAGCCGTGCTATGACAAAAGTAGTTACATGGTCGCACTCATCCCTTAAGGACTTTGAAGGGTGTGCCAAGCGGCACTACGAAGTCAAGGTCTTGAACAACTTCCCGTTTACGGACACGGTTCATACCATTTACGGCAAGGAAGTACACAACGCGATTGAAGACTACATCGCGGACGGCGAACCCATCCCTGAGAAGTATGCGTTCGTATTGCCGGTGGTGGACGCGATGCTCAGTAAGAAGGGGCGCAAGTTTGCCGAGTACGAGATGGCGCTGACCACTGACTTGCGCCCGTGTGACTTCTCCGACCCTGGTCGATGGGTGCGCGGCATCGCGGACATGATCATCATTGACGACGACAACCTTACTGCCAAAGTTGTTGACTGGAAAACAGGTAACAACAAGTACCCCGATAGGGATCAGTTGGTGTTGATGTCGCTGATGGTGTTTGCCCACTTCCCGCACATCCGCAAGGTAGATTCAGCGCTGCTGTTCGTTGTGAAGAACGACATGGTACGGATGACCATGCACAGCGATGACGCGCCCAAGGCGTGGGCAAGATACCGTGAGCGAGTAGCGCGGCTTGAAGCAGCCCATGAACACAACGTGTGGAACCCGAACCAAACGCCCCTGTGCGGATGGTGCCCCGTAAAGAGTTGCGCTTTCAACTCAAAACACTAGGACTAACATGACAGCCATTGACCCCAACAACCCCGGCCTTTTTGAAGAACGTCACAAGGACGGCGAGGTTTGCTTCGTGTGCGGGCAGAAAATCCGCAACGACCAGTTTGCAATCCAATGGGACGGATACACCCGAGAAACCGATAAAGATTGGTTGCACATCTGGTTTCACCCCGAGTGCGCTACGATGATGGTGTTGCAGTTGTCGAGTGATGTTATGAAACAGAGGTACACATCGCAACACGAAACGCTTCGCGTAGTAGACTCACTGCGCAATATTAAAAACATTTACGCAATGAAGGATTAGTTATGCCGTACAAGAACAAAGCAGATCGCAACTTCGCCCATGAGTACGCCAACTACGACGGTACTCCGATGGTTAAAAAGAAACGCGCTGCTCGCAACAAAGCACGGAACATGTTGGAGGGTGAAGGCTTGGTGCATAAGGGTGACGGGAAAGACGTTGACCATAAGCAAGCACTGAGCAAGGGTGGTAAGACTGTGCGCAGCAACCTACGCGCCGTCCCGGCCCACGACAACCGCTCCTACCCGCGCAACAGTAACCACACCATCAAAGGGAAGTGATGGAGATCATTGACAACAAGGCGCTGCTGTTCCGAACACGCAGCCCTGACAAGTACAACGTAATACCAAAGCACAAGATAGTTTCAGAAGAAGATGGGGTCTATCAGATAGCGGTCTACTGGGGTCTAGATGAAGCTAGGGTACTGAAGAATCTGGGGGTTAAAGGGATACAGTCTCCCATCGTTAGGCGGTACAAGTGGCCCGGCAGATACATACCGATGGCCCACCAAATAGAAACATCTTCGTTCTTAACTCTGCACCGCAGAGCGTTTTGCTTTAACGACCCCGGCACCGGCAAAACGCTGAGTGCATTGTGGGCGCTGGACTACCTGATGCAACGAGGCGATGTACGCAGAGTTTTGATTCTCTGCCCGTTGTCGATCATGCACAGCGCTTGGATGGGGGACATCAACAACAGCATCATTCATCGCAGTGCTGTGGTAGCCCACCATGCCGTGTCTTCGCGGCGCATAGAAATGATTCAGGAGAACTATGAGATCGTCATTGCCAACTATGACGGGTTGAACCTGATTGCTAGCGAAATAAAGAACGATGGCAGGTTTGATCTAGTGATAGTAGATGAAGGAAACGCATACAAGAACACACAAACACGTAGGTGGAAAGCGCTGGCTTCCATCATAAAACCTGACACTTACTTGTGGATGATGACTGGAACGCCCGCCTCTCAATCTCCGGTAGATGCTTATGGATTGGCTAGACTAGTGAACCCCGGAGGTGTACCAAAGTTTCAGACAGCATGGCGCGACAAGGTAATGAACAAGATCAGCATGTTCAAGTGGGCACCCAAGGCCGACGCCAAAGAGCAGGTGTTTGATGCGCTTCAACCAGCAATACGTTTCAGCAAGGAGCAATGCTTAGACCTACCGCCTGTGATAACGATGACCCGCGAAGTCGCTATGACAGCACAGCAAAACAAGTACTATCGATTGCTCAAGGAGCAGCTTATGTTCCATGCGGCGGGCGCGACGATCAGTGCGGTCAATGCAGGTGTGGCTATCAACAAGTTGTTGCAGATTAGCTGTGGTGCTGCCTACTCAGACGATCAGGAGGTCATAGAGTTCGACTGCGCCCCACGCCTTAACGTGTTGCAGGAAATCCTAGACGAGACGGAGCGTAAAGTCTTGATCTTCGCGTTGTTCCGCAGCAGCATCAGTTCCATCGTGAGTCACTTGGAGAAGCAAGGCATTGCCGTCGCGCAGATTCATGGAGATGTTTCAGCATCAAAGCGGGGGCACATCATCCACGACTTCCAGACGACACCGGCAGTGCGTGTTCTGGTGATGCAACCGCAGGCTACGGCGCATGGGTTGACGCTGACTGCCGCAGACACGGTGGTGTTCTATGGCCCACTGATGAGCGTGGAGATGTACACACAGTGCATTGCCCGAGCAGACCGCAAGGGGCAGGACTCAGACAAGGTGACTGTCGTCCACATAGAGAGCAGCCCCATTGAGAAGAAGTTGTTCTTGGCAATGAAGAGCAAGGTCACGGATCACGCCCTGCTGGTGGGCATGTTCGACAACGAAGTGAAAAATAAATGAAGAAAGGGGCTTGCAGACGGAAAAAATTGCTGTAGGATGTTAAACCTTAGACAACACCAAGGAGAAGCAAGTGACTGATGAGACAGACAACGAAGCGCCCATCATGCCAATCGACAAGCTGGCGAAGGTGTACCGCAAGATGGCAGCGGCGATACAGAAGTTGACCACTGAGTACGAGACGCAAGTAGAAGAAATCAAGCGGCAGCAAGAAGCCGTGAAGGTAGCATTGAAGGATCAGATGCTGGCGCTGGGTGTTAGCTCAGTCCGCACTGACCAAGGAACTGTGGTCTTGTCCACCAAGACGCGGTTCAACACAAACGATTGGGATTCTTTCAAGCAGTTCATCTTGGCCCATGAAGCTGTTGACTTGCTTGAGAAACGTATTGCTCAAGGAAACATGGCTACGTTCCTTGAAGAGAATCCCGGTCTTGTTCCCCCTGGGCTGAACTCCCATTCGGAGTACGCCATCTCTGTTCGTAAACCTACTTAAGGAAAAGCAATGACAAGCATTGTTACGTTTGACCCCGCCCAACTCCCTGCATTCGCCAAGCGGCGCAGTGGTAAGTCGGCAATGGCTAAAGCCCTGACGGGCGGTGCTGAGAGCGGCGGTAAGCGCATCTCCATCAAGGGCGGTGTGTTCCGTCTGATGTCCGCTGGCAAGGAGATTGCCAACATTGAAGACCGCCATTTGGATGTGGTGATGGTCAACGCTGCCGCTAAGGTCAACCGCATTTTTTACGCGGCGGCATACGACAGCGAAGTTGCTGCTGCGCCTGACTGCTGGAGCGCGGACGGTGTGACTCCCAACGAGGATTCTGGTAACAAGCAGTCAGAAGACTGCAACTCCTGCCAGAAGAACATTGCCGGTTCTGGTCAGGGTAATAGCCGCGCTTGCCGTTATCAGCAACGTCTTGCTGTTGTGTTGGCAAACGATCTGGAAGGTGGTGTGCTGCAACTGACTCTGCCAGCGACTAGTATCTTTGGCAAAGAAGAAGGTGACAAGCGCCCACTGCAAGCGTATGCTCGCTGGCTCGACGCGCAGAACATCGACCCGCCCGAGGTTGTTACCCGCTTGAAGTTTGATACTAAGTCTGAGTCACCCAAGCTGCATTTCAAGACGATGCGCTGGTTAACTGATGACGAGTTTGAGATTGCTGAACGGCAAGGCCAAAGCGCTGACGCTATCAAGGCTATCACCATGACGGTGGCTAAGATGGATAACGTCACTGCCATAGCTCCGCTGGAAGGCAAGCGTCCTGCCCGTCCTAAGCCTGTGGAAGTTGAGGAGGAAGAAGAGGCCCCCGCTCCGCCGCCAAAGGCTAAGGCAGCGGCAAAGCCAGCCGCAGTTGAGGAACCGGATGAGCCGGTGGTTCGCAAGGAAGAGAAGAAGGCTTCCGCAGTGCCAGCCAAGAAGGCTAGTCTGGCAGCAATGGTTGATGATTGGGACGACGAGTAACCATAAGGGATTAAACGGGGGGCTTCGGCCCCCTTAATACTATGACTTACTCTACAAAGCTTATTGCTGATATTGGCAAAGCGCCCAAGACACTTGGTACTAGTTTAGGACGTTGGGCTATTCATCTTGATTTTCCCGTCATACGCATAGCGCTGGTTACTGGGGCTACGCGGCAGTCGGTCTACAACTGGTTTAAAGGGGGTGAAGTATTTGTGGCTTATCGACCAATCGTGTCGGCGCTAATTCAGGTCATGCAAACCTCCGGTAATGCAGAAGAAGTTTGGATAAGATCAGTCAAGCTTTTTAATTTAAACGAGCAGTAGTACAACGCAAGGATCGTAATGGCTCCGCTTGATTTTCTAGCGGTGGTTCTACCGTCTCCGGGTCACGGATACTACTGCACGGCAGAACTCACTACCAAAAAGAAAGAACATGTTTATGTTGAAAACATTGGAGATACGGAAGGCACGACGACAGCGTGGCACACCACCAACTGTGATGTCTATTTTGCGCTGGCTACGTTCACCAAGAAAGATAGCAGGGAAGCAGCGAACGCTAGCTTTATCAAGTCCCTGTTCATCGACATGGACGGCTATGTTTCCAAGAAAGCCGCTGCGCTAGCTCTTGGCGGGTTCCTTCAGAAGACAGGGCTGGACTCGCTGGGTGATCCTTGGCTTGTCGGGTCTGGCGGTGGCATACATTGCTACTGGCCGTTCAATGACAGCGTGGACATAGCCACATGGAAACCTGTTGCTGAAAGCTTTAAGCGCTTGTGCAAGCAGGAAGGGCTGTCGATTGATATGACGGTCACCGCTGACGCAGCGCGGGTGTTGCGCATACCGGGTACAACGAACTTCAAGAAGAAGTACGACAAGCCTCGTGCCGTCACGTTGCTCACAGAAGGTAACGTGTTTGAGTTTGCTGACATGGCGACAGCTATCAGCGGTCAGCTTAAGACGGCATAC